ACAATACAAAGATTAGCAATTGGGATACTGCATACGGATGGGGCGACCATTCAACAGCAGGATATTTGACCTCAATCGCAGCAAATACAGTAGGAATTACTGAGTTAAATGTTACAGACGGCTCTAACGGTCAAGTACTAACAACTGATGGCTCTGGTACGCTATCCTTTGCTGATGCTGCTAGTGGCGAGTCATTTGCAGCATCTCTATTTCATACACTTGATAATCCTAATGCTTATGATACAGGTGTTAATGATAATTTTGGTGAGTCAGTAGCAATATCAGGCAAATATGCAATTGTTGGTGTTCGTTATGAAGACGATGCTGGCGGTCTTTCTTCTGGTAAAGCATATATCTTTGATGTGACAACAGGTTCATTGGTTCACACATTAGATAATCCTAATGCTTATAATACAAGTGCTCAGGATAAATTTGGTACCTCAGTAGCAATATCAGGTAACTATGCAATTATTGGTGCATCTTTAGAAGATGATGGAGGTGGCACTCAGTCGGGTAAAGCATACATCTACAATGTCACTACAGGTGCTTTAGTTCATACATTAGATAATCCAAATGCTTATAGTACAAGTGCTGGTGATTACTTTGGTGAGTCAGTAGCAATATCTGGTAATTACGCCATTGTGGGCGCTATATTCGAGGATGATGCTAGTGGCAGTTCTTCTGGTAAAGCATATATCTTCAATGTAACTACTGGTGCATTACTTCATACGCTTGATAATCCTAATGCTTATGATACAGGTCTTGAGGATAAATTTGGCGGCTCAGTAGCAATATCAGGTAACTATGCTATTGTTGGCGCTTGGAGTGAAGATGATGCTGGCGGTTCTTCTGCAGGTAAAGCATACATCTACAATGTAACAACAGGTACACTACTTCATACGCTCGATAATCCAAATGCTTATGGTACAAGTGCGAATGATTACTTTGGTAACTCAGTAGCAATATCTGGTAACTATGCTATTTTTGGCGCACCTTATGAAGAGGGTTCTGATGGCGGTTCTTCTGCAGGTAAAGCATACATCTACAATGTATCAACAGGTGAATTAGTTCATACGCTCGATAACCCTAGACTTTATGCTTATGAGGACCAGTTTGGCTACGCAGTATCAATATCTGGTAACTATGCTATTGTTGGTGCATATGCGCTAGGTTATACTTATGGAGGTATAGCACACATCTTCAATGTCACTACAGGTGAATTAGTTGCTACGCTCGATAATCCTAATCCTTATGGTACAACTGGAAATGATTACTTTGGTTATTCAGTGTCAATATCTGGTAACTATGCTATCGTTAGTGCTCACGGTGAAGAGGCTGATGATGGCACTAACGCCGCTGGCAGGACATATATCTATCAATTATCTACTCCAGGATACGCTCCAAACGCTGATGAATTCACTTATTCACTAGCTGCCGCAGCTTCTGGTGGTGGTGGGATCTCTGAGCTTTCAGAAGATACATCACCTGAACTTGGTGCCAATTTAGATACAAACGGTCATTCTATTGGAACAGGATACGCCAATCTTAGCTTCTATGAAGACAATGCACCTGGACTTATATCAGGTCGAGTTATTTACGCCAACGCTTACAATAAATTAGTCTTATCAAGAGGTGAATTAATATTTACAAATAGTGGTGATAGCCCTGTAACAATTACTACTCCCTCTAGTGTAGGGTCTGGTTATACACTAACACTACCTACTAGTGCCGGCGCTAATGGTCAAGTTCTAACTACAGACGGTTCTGGTAACCTTTCATTCGCTGATGCTTCTGGTGGTATCTCGAATCTTGTAGAAGATACAACTCCTCAGTTGGGCGGCAACTTAGACTTACAGAGTAACATGATCTTTGGTGGGCAGAATGGAAGTGGGGCTATTTCATACGCCAGTATTACAGGTATGTATAACGGCAGTAACGGTTCTGCTGGTGATGTATATATTCGTGGTGCTCGTGGAGGCTCCAATACTGACGGTACTGTTTATATTCAAGGCAATGCGACTGATGTAAGTGGTGGGTCAGGGAATGTATACGTAGGTAACCCCTCTTCAGATACTGTTAGAATTCAAAACTTAATCTACCCATCATCAGACGGCACTAATGGTCAAGTATTAACTACTAATGGTTCTGGTACTTTATCGTTTGCTTCTATTTCTGCTGGATCTAATAATATAGGATATCTTAATATTCCAGCAGTAGGCACAAAAACCTCTTCATATACACTTAGTACAAATGATGTGGGGAAATATGTTCAGATAGGATCAGGCGGTAGTATTGTTGTGCCTAACAGCACATTTTCTGAAGGCGATGTTGTTTCTATTTTTAATAATACTACAGGCGATAGAACAATTACTCTTTCTATATCTACTGCATATATAGGCGGGACAAATACAAACGTATCATCTGTTACTTTAGCAACTCGAGGAATAGCTACTATATTTTTTATCTCTAGTACACTTTGTGTCATTAACGGAAATGTGTCATAATGGCAGGCATTCAGAATTTTCTTATATCTAATGTGCCGCCTTCAGAATCAGCACCAGCACTTTATGATTTTTCTTTTTTTGATTTTAGTTCAGCAAATACAGTAGGTAGAACTGGCCCAAGTCTTAGTACTCTAAAATCTTTTTATAACACTTCAACAAATCCTTGGTTAAATAATACTAGTTTTTATAATGCAGTTAATGGTATTCAATATTGGACTGTTCCGCAAACTGCTACATATAAAATAAGAGTAGCGGGAGCAAGTGGAACAAATACAGCCGGCTCAGGATATACTGGAGCAGGAGCTATAATGCAGGCAAATTTTATTTTAGAAGCGGGAACTATTCTTTTTATATTAGTGGGCCAACAGTCATATTACAATGGTATAAGACCTTGGCAAGGAGGCGGCGGAGGAACTTTCGTTGCCACTGGAAACTCAGTAGCTACTTCTGATCCTTTGATTGTTGCTGGAGGAGGAGGTACAATTAGATCTACTACAACCTATAATCAAAATCTTAGAGCAAATACTGGCACCAGCGGTAAAAATGGATCAGGATCAAACGGAGGCACTGGCGGGTATGCTGCTAGTGGTGGCGGACATAATGCAGACAGCAGTGGCGGCGGCGCCGCAGGATTTTACACCGACGGCAATAGTAAAGGAGATCTACGTCGGCCAGTATTTGTGTCAGGATATAATTATTTCTTAGGAGCGCAATCTTTTAGAAATGGAGGAGAGGGAGGACACTTTGATACCACCTATGATACCTCACAACCATCTTCACGATCAGGATTGCACGGTGGGTTTGGCTGTGGCGGACCAGGCGGTTGGGGCGGTTCGGGCGGTGGAGGCGGCTATTCTGGTGGTGGTAACTGTAACAACAGCAACTATTCCGGTGGTGGAGGAAGTTTTATAGCTTCTGCGGCATCTAATGCTTGGACTAGTGATGGCTCTTTTTACGCACCAAGTTCTGTAACCGCTCCTTATCCTGGAAGCGTGGGAAATTTAAATGCATTCAATTACAAACCCTCTAATGGATACTGTACAATAACAAAATTGTAAGGAGAATTTATGGATATCATAACAGAAACATACGACTATATAATAAATAATATTGAAGAAGATAGTCCAGAAACTTTTATTATGAATTATTTAAATGAATGCTCTCTAACAGAACAGGAAAAAACAGAAGTATTAAATTTACTTGCTGCTGACTATAGTATTTAATATTATAAATAAAAGAAACACCGAAGGAACGCACGAATGGCATTATCAACTAGACAAGAGCTAATAGACTACTGTTTGCGTAGGCTTGGCTTTCCTGTCATCGAGATTAATGTTGATGAAGATCAGGTCAACGACCGCATCGATGATGCCATTCAACTTTGGCAAGAGTATCATTTTGATGGCGTAGAGCGAACTTATGTTCAGCATAAGATCACTGGCTCTACTCTCAATCTCACTACTCCTGCTGGTGGTAACTTTCTAAATAACGACAGAGTTACTGGCTCAACTTCAGGTGCTAGTACAGTAGTAAGGAGTGGGTCGGGCACAACTCTAACTGTTGAAGATACTGCTGGCGTATTTGTAGCAGGAGAAACAATCACAGGTTCTATTTCTGGTACCATAGCATCCCTTGACTCTACTACACCGTATGTCGCAGGTGATATGGATAACAAGTATATTCCTATCAGTAACGGCATTACAGGTGTTATCAGACTATTCAACTTTGGTGGTGCTGCAACTTCAAACACTAAAGACGGCAATTTATTCGACATACAGTATCAGTTTAGACAAAACGATTTGTACAATCTGATGGGCGCTGACATGATTTACTACAGCATGGTTCAGTCTCATCTTCAAACACTCGATGAACTTCTTATCAGTGACAGACAGATTCGTTTTAACAGAAAGACTGATAGACTATATATCGACACAGATTGGGACAAGACATTTGATCCTGGTGACTATGTAGTTGCTGAAGCTTACGCAATTCTTGATCCAGAAGAATACACAGAAGTCTATGACGATATGTGGTTAAAAAAATACGCTACTGCTCTTATCAAAAGACAGTGGGGCGAGAACATGAAGAAGTTTGGTGGAATTCAAATGCCAGGCGGTGTTACGCTCAACGGCGACAAAATTTTCGAAGAGGCTATTACAGAGATTAATGCTATAGAAGACGAGATGCAATCTCGCTACGAATTACCTCCTTCGTTCTATGTAGGATAAGATCATGCCTACAAACTTTTACTTTCAAAGTGGACTGACAAGCGGAACTACCAATGAACAGCGTCTCATCGAAGACCTTATCATTGAGAGCTTAAAAATCTACGGCCAAGATATCTACTATCTTCCACGAACACAAGTAGCAACTGATGATATCTTTGACGAAGATACTTTGTCTCAGTTCAATCAAGCGTATCCTCTAGAAATGTATATTCAGAATGTCGATGGCTTCGAAGGCCAAGGCGAACTGTTTACAAAATTTGGTATTGAGATACGAGACCAAGCTACGTTTGTTCTATCTAAAAGAAGATGGGAGCAAATGGTACAAACTTCTGGTGGAGAATTCTCTCTAGAAGCAAGACCATCAGAGGGCGATTTACTATTCTTTCCTCTCACTGGCTCTATGCTTGAAATCAAGATGGTAGAGTTTCAAAATCCTTTCTATCAGTTAAGCAAGATCAATGTATTCAATCTACAGTGTGAAACCTTTGAGTATTCTTCTGAGGTTATTAACACTGGCGTTGCTGTTATAGATAACATATACGCAGAACAAAACATCGATATGTTCTTGTATCAATTCTTGTTGGAAGACGGTACACTTCTGCTACAAGAAGATGGCACTTCTATTATTCTAGAAGACTATGCGCTTACTAAGTCTACAGAAAGAACTGATAATACTGATTTCATTTTAGAAAATGAGGCTGATGATATTCTAGATTTCTCTGAAGTCAATCCGTTTGGAGAAATAGGTTAATGTTTAAAAATACTCAATTCTATCACGAACATATTCGCAAAGCGATTGTTGCTTTCGGAATGATATTTAATAACATTCGTGTAGAAAGAAGAACAACTGAAGGGGAAATCGCACAAGTTATGCGAGTGCCTCTTGCGTATTCAACAAAGCAAAAGTTTCTCTCTCGTATCGCCTTGATACCTGACGCAGAGTCTCGTGGCGAAGTGGCAATTGTTTTGCCTCGTATGGGCTTTGAGATACAACAACTAACATATGATCCTAGCCGAAAAGTTTCACCTATTCAAAGAAACAAAGCAGTAGGAGAGGGCGATGATACGACTACTGTAAGGTCTTCTTATGTAGCAACGCCTTACAACATGTCTCTTGCTCTTTATGTGTTTGCAAAAAATCAAGAAGACGGACTCAGAATTGTAGAACAGATACTACCTTTTTTCAATCCTGATTTTAACATTACTGTCAACGAGATGCCAACGCTTGGTATTAAACGAGACATAAAAATTACACTCGATAACATAGACTATGATGATACCTATGAAGGCGAGCTTGCTGACAGACAAAGTATTATCTGGACCTTTAACTTTACAATGAGATTAAACTTCTACGGTCCTGTTGACAATGTAGGAGTAATTAAAGAATCTATTGCTAAATTGTACGAAAAAGATGACTTCTTAAATGTAAGAGTTAAGAGTACAGCAACAATAGGAAATGATGGTGTTATAGATAAAACATTAACGCCAGCAGATGAATATGAATATATAACTTCAATCTTAGAAAGTTTTGGTGATGAAATTGAATAATCCATTTGAAGAGTTAGACGCTACGTTTAACACAAAAGACAAGACAAAGGCTCTTGAGAGCAATCTAAAACAAACACGAGAAGAGAATAATCTTCCTGTGCCTCCTGCAAACGCAGAACAAGACTTAGAAGATGACTTTCAAGAAGCAAGAGATATTTTGAAAAGAACTGCTGAATATAGCGAAGAAGCTATCAAAGGCATGCTTCACATTGCAAGAAACAGTGACCAGCCTAGAGCATATGAAGTAGCAGGTCAGCTTATCAAAGCGTTACAAGATAATGCGAATGCTATGATGGACGTACAAGACAAAGCAAAGAAAGTCAAAGGCGAAGAAGTCAAAGCTAAAAACAATGCAGTAACAAATAATAATTTGTTTGTTGGCAGTACAAAAGATTTGCTACGAGCATTAAAAGATGAGCAAGTAATAGAGCATGAGTGAAGAAACTTCCTATCACGGAAATCCTAACTTAAAATCTATTGGACATAAACACGATTTTACTCAAGAACAAATCAAAGAGTATCTAAAGTGTCAATCAGATCCAATTTATTTTATTGAGAACTATTGTCATATTGTGACACTAGATAATGGTCTACAACTATTTAAACTGTATGATTGTCAGAAGAAAAAAGTTGAAATCATAGTCAACGAACGAAAAGTTATTCTGATGGAAGGCAGACAGCAAGGTAAGACTGTTACTGCTGCTGCTTGTATTCTTCACTACACGATATTTAATGCTGATAAAACTGTTGCTATCATGGCAAACAAAACAGCATCAGCAAGAGAAGTACTTCTTCGTTATCAAACTATGTATGAGAACTTGCCTATATGGATGCAGCAAGGCGTAAAGACATGGAACAAAGGTGACGTTGAGTTAGAGAATAACTGTAGAGTATTTACAGCAGCGACAACGACATCTGGTATTCGTGGTAAGTCTGTAAACTGGCTATACATTGACGAAGCGGCAATTATTCCAAACAATGTTGCTGACGAATTCTTCGCATCTGTATATCCTACAATTTCTGCTGGTGAAACTACAAAGATTCTGCTCACTTCTACTCCTCTTGGTTATAATCACTTCTGGAAGTTCTGGAATGAAGCAGAGAAAGGCACGAATGGATTCGTTAGTCACTTTATTCCTTATACTGATATTCCAGGCAGAGATGAGGCATGGGCAGAACAGCAGTTAAAACTTCTTGGCGAACTCAAGTTCACACAGGAAGTACTGTGTGACTTCTTAGGGTCATCGAACACACTTATCAACGCTAGAACTATCGCAACACTCAGTTCTAAAGATCCTTTATATGAGAATCCTGAAGGAAACGGTGTTGATATATATGAAGACCCACAAGAAGATCATTATTATTGTATTACAGTAGACACTGCTAGAGGTATAGGTGGTGACTATTCAGCATTTGTTGTTTTTGATATTACAGAAATGCCTTACAAGGTAGTAGCTAAGTATCGAAATAACAAAATTGCCCCTATGCTATATCCAAATGTTATAGCAAAAGTTGGGCAAGATTATAATAACGCTTTTGTTCTTATCGAGAACAATGATATAGGCGGTCAAGTAGTAGAGATATTACACGAAGAAATAGAATACGATAATATCTTTAGTACAGTGACAGAAAAATCTAGACAGTATGTATCGCCAGGCTTTGGTAAGTCTACAAGACTAGGCGTTAATACATCTAAACAAGTAAAGAGACAAGGTTGTTTCAACTTCAAGTCTCTTATGGAAGAAAAGAAACTCTTAGTGTTTGATGCTGATATTATCAGTGAAATATCTACATTTGTTGAAAAGGGAAACACTTATCAAGCAGATGAAGGATACAATGACGACTGTGTTATGTGTATGGTTCTCTTTGGTTGGCTATCTACGATGCCATTTTTCAAAGAATTGGTAGATGTTAATACCAGAGAAGGACTTTACAAACAAGAAATGCAGAGTATTACACAGAATCTTACTCCTTTTGTAATGAGAAAGAGCAATGAAGAGCCTGAAGCATGGGTAGCAGGTGGAGATTACTGGTTAATGGATGATGAGTATAGCAAAAGATTGAAAGAGTCTAAGTTCAAATATTAAAAGTTATAAATAATCAGAGAAAACATAACAATATTGTTGTCTGATTTTTTAACGAGGAGAATAAATATGGCTTTTCAGCTATCACCTGGAGTCCAGGTAACAGAGAGAGACCTCACTTCAGTAGTTCCTGC